AGACCGGATGAAGAGGAAGAGACCCCAAGGACTGACTTTATGCAAGATATGGGTGTCGCCCCTGAAGAAGGCGATGAAGGCGAAGAGGAAGAAGGAATTGAACTAGCGGGTCTCGGTGAAGAAGAAGAGGAAGAAGAAGAAGAAGAAGAAGAAGAAGAAGAAGTGGTAGCAGAGACCATCAACATTGATGAAGATGATTTATCCGCTATTTTAGAAAAATTAACTCTCGACCTTGACCCTGGTCGTTCTGGACAAATAGGAACAAATCAAGCTCAATTGGAAGAATTAGACGACATGGTGCTAGCTAGACACGCAGTCGATGAACACACAAAAGAGCTTGAAGAAAAGAATGAGAAGTTAAAAGAATCAAAAGAACAAGTTAAACAATTTGTTTTAGAGAACAAAGAACTTATAAAAGAGAATAAGAAGTATAAGAGCATGCTTGAGTATTTAAAGGAAAGATTAGAACAAGTTAATCTTTCAAATGCTAAGTTGCTTTATACTAATCGTGCTTTAGGGAGCGACTCCTTGAATGAGCGACAAAGAATAAAAGTTGTCGAAGCCTTATCTAGAGCAGGATCCGTTGAAGAAGCCAAAGTTTTATTTGAAACCCTTCAAAGTGCAGTGGGGAGCCCTAACAAAAGAAAGCGTGCTCCAAAATCACTGAACGAAGTTGTTAAAAAGTCTTCAACAACATTGCCACGTCTCAATGAGACGAAAACTCAAAATAGAGAAAACCCTGTTAAAGACCGATGGCAGGCTTTAGCTGGGATTAAAAATAATTAAAGGAGATCGTAAAAATGTCTATTTTAGATAAATTAACAGAGGGCATTGTAAGTAGAGATCTTCAAAAGGAAGGTGCCGCACTTCTCTCGAAGTGGGAGAGCACTGGTCTTTTGGAAGGTCTTGAAGGCGATCAAACACGAAACGGCATGGCGGTTCTGCTAGAGAATCAGGCGAAGGAACTTCTTCGTGAAGCTTCGACAATGTCTGGCGGAGACGTAGAGGGTTTTGCTTCTGTAGCATTCCCGCTTGTACGTCGCGTGTTTGGTGGTCTTATTGCAAATGACCTCGTATCTGTACAGCCTATGAGTTTACCCTCAGGGCTTATTTTCTTTCTGGATTTCACAATTAGAGATCCGGATCAAACCGATGGTGGTCGTCTTGGCTATGATGATCTTGAATCCGTATTTGGCGGCAAGAAGACTGGTCAATCAATCACTGGTGGTATTAACCTTGGGACAGCGGGCGCAGATGCTACTGCGGCTGGTGGATTCCAGTCCGGATTCTATGGTATGAACCATGGTTATTCTTCACCTACTGGTAGCACGATAATTACTATTACTATAGTTGCTTCTGGTACTGTTGGAGGTGTCATGGGTAATGGCGGAACAGCTGCTTATAGAAAGCTTAGTTCTTCGCTAGCCCAGTACGACCCTGATCTTAGTGGATCTGCGTTCGTTGCCGCAACCGTACCTTTGAGCAGCTTTAGTCAGTTGAACAAGAATGCTCTTGCAGCAATTGATGACACTGGTAGTCTGCACATGCAGGGTGATCGTAGTGAGCTTGATGGTGTCTTGGTAAAGCGTTTGACGCGCCTTGATCCTACAGAAACTGTAGGTGCAGAAACCAAGGTTCTGCTTGTTTACGCACACACTGCTAGTGTTGAGACTACTGGACCTGGTTCACCCCAAGCGCTGAGTGAGTCTGTAGCTATTGGTGGAATTACTGGTATTTCAATTGCTCGTGGACTTACATATCCTCAGACTGATAACTTTGATGGTACTGCTGATGCAGCCGATGGAAGTGATGTTGGTATCGTTGCTCCGACCACTACTTGGGGTCTGGAAAACTCACCCAACATTCCCGAAATCGACATCAAGGTGGATGCAGTGTCCGTCACGGCAATCACCAAGAAGTTGAAGGCTAAGTGGACTCCTGAGTTAGGTCAGGACCTTAACGCCTACCACAACTTGGATGCCGAGGTTGAGTTAACCAGCATTCTTTCTGAGCATATTGCTCTAGAGATTGATCGTGAGATTCTCAATGATCTAATCGTAGGTGCAACTGGTGGTACACTCTACTGGTCGCGCCATCCTGGTAAGTTTGTTAACCGTGAAGACGGTACTGAGGTGGGCGCAGCTTCTGTTGCTCCAGACTTCACTGGTACTGTTTCTGAGTGGTACGAAACTCTTGCTGAGACCATCAATGATGTCTCTGCGAGAATTCATCGTAAGACTCTTCGCGGTGGAGCAAACTTCGTTGTTGTTTCCCCTGAAGTTGCCAATGTCCTTGAGTTCACTTCTGGGTTCCGCGCAAGCGTGACTCATGATGATGATAGAGGTACAATTGGCGCAATAAAGACGGGTAATCTTAGCAAGAAGTGGGATGTCTATGTTGACCCCTACTTCCCGCGTAACTTGATTCTCGTCGGACGTAGAGGAGGTTCGTTCCTTGAGAGCGGCTTCGTTTATGCTCCATATGTTCCCCTCCAGGTCACACCGACAATCTTTGGTACTGAAGACTTCGTGCCCCGCAAGGGCGTGATGACGCGTTACGCAAAGAAGATGGTGCGTCCAGACATGTATGGTCTTGTCATTGTAGAAGACCTCGTGTAATAAAGAAATGTAAATATTTTTTATAATGTTTACATATGCTTACCAAAGGAAGCCCTGGTTTTTCGGAACCAGGGCTTCTTTTTATATAAAGATGCACTAATTATACTTGAAACATTGTGTATTCTACAATGAATCGATCCATTGATAGGAGGGGAAAAAATGGGTTCGAAAAGAGCAATTAATTTATTAAGACAATTTGGTGGGGATTTCCTAATGGAAAATGCCCATATTAGATCTACAAAGGATTACGTAAAAGTTACAGCAACTGCTACATTAAAAGCCTCAGATTCTGGCAAACTTCACATTGTCGGTCCACTGGCAGCGGGTTTGGCAGCAACTACTACCGTTACATTACCAACTGCCGCAGACGGCTTGGTATTTCGTTTTCAGTATGTTGGCGGCGCCGCAGATGCGGAAGACTTCATCGTTGTGACTGGTTCAGATACTAACTTTTACATCGGTGGTCTCATCCAGCATGATATTGGTGGTGAAGATGGTGCTGCATATCATCCGAACTTGAGTTCTCATGGTAAAGTTACCATAAAAACACCAGACGCGGGGACCTCGATTACATGTGTCTGTGACGGAACCAACTGGTTCATTAACGGATGGGTAAGCACTGCTACCAACACTGGCGTTGTATTTGCTGGCAATTAAAAAATAACTTTTTTTCTAATGTTTACATATGCTTATTGAAGAGAGCCCTGGTTTTTCGGAATCAGGGCTTTCTTTTTATATAAAAACACACTAATTATATTTGAAACATTGTATCTACAATGCGACAATCCATTGACAGGAGGGGAAAAAATGGGTTCGAAAAGAGCAATTAATTTATTAAGACAATTTGGTGGGGATTTCCTAATGGAAAATGCCCATATTAGATCTACAAAGGACTACGTAAAGGTTACGGCAACTTCTACATTGAGTGCCACAGATTCTGGCAGGCTTCATATCGTTGGTCCACTGGCAGCAGGCTTGGCAGGTGACACCATCGTCACATTACCAACTGCCGCAGACGGCTTGGTGTATGAGTTCGAGTATGTTGGTGGTGCTGCAGATGCGCAAGATTTTATGATCTCCACGGGTTCAGATACTAACTATTACATCGGTGGTGTTTTTCAACACGACATTGATGGTGATGGTGACGATGGTGTTGCGTACCATCCGGACTTGGGTTCTAATTCGAGAGTTAATGTATTAACACCAGATTCGGGCTTCAGGCTTACATGTGTCTGTGACGGAACCAACTGGTTCATTAACGGATGGGTAAGCACTGCTACCGACACTGGTGTTGTTTTTAGCGATCAGCCGTAAGATTTATTATTTAATAAATTATAATCCCAAACAAGAGAGCCCTGGTTTTTCGGAATCAGGGCTTTCTTTTTATTAGTCGCTAAACTATTTATTATGAGACGAGGAATTTAAAATGTCAAAGAGAGTAATAAATTTATTAAGAAAAATTAAGACAGACTTTACTTTTGCTTCTGACAATTCAGATTTTCAGGGTAATATCATCGTGGGAGCAGACGCCTCAGGTAA